GGAATCTCATCTTCACCACCCCACACAGATACAGAATCTACAGAAGGATAATTTTTCTTAATGTAAGATTCATAATCTTTAAATGTTACCAAACGATTCTGCGTGGTAAACTGAAGTGGTGCAGAGAATTTAATTGCATCTACAGGCTCACGTTCAGCCCCCCCTGCTGCTTCACCAACTGGATCAATTGTAAAGTTAGTTAAACTATTATTCAACGAATCTGTAAGAGTAGCAGTTGCAACAAAATTATTTGCTTTATTGGCAGCACTGCCATTTGTAATTAAATATGTAATCGATACTACACAACCATCTGGAATACTTTTACCTATAACATCATTACCAAAATATATTTGATACTTTTGTCCTTTATTTTCTTGTAAATAAAAAACTGGAGATGTAGTGGTAGTTTCAGCAGAATCAGTCGCAAGAGTAAAAATCTGAAATGATGTATTTGAAGGAGAAGATTGAACCGTTACACTAATTGTAGATGTGTCTATTCCTTCATCGGATAAGTCGAAAATTTGTTTAGGATTTGTTGCTTGGATATGAGTATATGAATATGTAACTAACTGACCTTCATTTATGGGTAAATTTAAAAAGTAGAAACTTGTATTCGATTTGGTCACAATAGTTTCATCGAGAGTTACAAATCCATAACTAATACCATCAATTTCATTTGAAAGAAAACGAAATCCTTTTGGAATAGTTACCGTAGCAGGAGTAGTATCGCTTGATGATACTGTAAAATTAATATTGGCACGTGGTGCTTTGCGTGAATAAGGAACGTAACCTAAAACTTTGGCATGAGAAACAACAGAGTCACGAAGCAAAGCCGTATCTAAGAATGCTTCGTTTGCAATCATGTTTACATAATAAGCATTATAATGGGTATTGTAAGCAAGGATATCCAATAAGATATTTAAACCAGAACCGTCAAAATCATAGTCGGTAAACTCAGACTGTCCTTGTAAATAGGTTTTTAAGTTTTGCTTGATCTGATCAAAATCAAGTTCAGTTACTCTTAGACGTTCTGTCATTTTATCTTATACGCTCTAAAAAGAAGTTAATTGTTACTGGATTTGGATTATTTACTATAAAAAATGTTAATATAACCTTATATCCGTTTTCATCAGGGGAAGGAATAGCATTAATACTCTGCACTGAAACTCTTGGTTCATGGTTGTTTATAGTCTCAGTGATCTGTCTTTCCAAAGAAGCAGCAACAACAGAGTCTACAAGTTCAAAAAGCAGTGCTCTAATATTTGAACCTAAAAAAGGTTGGAAAGGTCTTTCATAAAAATTAGTTGAAACTAAGTTTTTGACAGAGTTAATAACTGCCTTTTCGTTATAATGCATACTCACATCCTTTTTAATGGGATGTGCGGTAAAGTTCAGATCGAGGTCTTTAAACGACCTTTCTGAAACAATTGTTGGATCATTTGATGTTATTGTTGTTGACATCTTTTATTTATTCATCCTCCAGCGAAAACATTACCAGAACCGGAAGTTAAAGTATGACCAGAATACTCATCCCCTAACCGCCCAATACCTTTTCCATTAACAAATACTGTGCTTGAAAACGAAGTTAGAGCTACAGTGTGTGGCACACAAGAACTTCCAGCAGGAATCAAATGCACTTGACACAAATCTCCAGCACGAACTGCACCGATGCTATTCACATTAACGTCAGAGGAACCCTGATCCGTTACCGTTGTAGCATCACATCCATGTCCTGTAGATATCGAATCTGTTCCTGATTTTCGAGCAACTGCTGGCATTATGGATTCAAATCTATTTTAGGTGCTTTGAGTGTCATATTTCCACCTGATGTTATCTTACATGTGCCACCAATATCTGCTTGATAGTTACCACCAACGGTCATATTTACATTACCATCAACAAAAATGGTAACATCACCCTTAACGTAAACCTGTTCGCTACCAACAACAACTTCAAACTTATTTCTTTGTATTCTTTCGGAGCGATCACCCAATGGACCATACTCAACATAAGAACCTGAACGATGGTATAGATGAACTCGTTCTGCACCCTTGGTATCATCAAATTCCATTGCATGTCCAGATTCAGATTCGTATACTTTATTAAACGGATACTTGGCAGCATAATAGGAATCTGGTTCAACTTTACTTGCCTTCTTTGCTTTCTTTGCCACATTAATTGCTGGTGGATAATCCGAATCATTACGTGCTAATCGTGATGTTGTCGGTTCATCCAACTTTCGTGGATAGTTTGTAGCAGACTCATCAGGTTTTACAGGCGCAGCGGCAAGTTCAGCAGATGACCTTGGATCACAAAAACCCTGTTGAGGATTTGTAGCAGTTATTGGTATGCCAGGAAGTGCTCCAATAATTACTAAATCTTGTGCATTTTCACCATCAGTAAAGAAACCTATTACCATATCACCTTCACGTGGTGGATATGGATTTGTGTTATTTGATGGCAACAAAGCCTGTGCCCAAGGTAAAGAATCTGACGGTAATAACTGTTTATTATCGGGATGCCAACCAACACAGCGAACACGACAACGACCTAATTTTAATGGATCATTAATTCGTTCAACAACTCCAACCCACCAAACGAATCCATTTTTACCAGCAAAACTTTTATTGTCATCACTATATTCCATAATTATCTATCTCTTGGGTTTGTGCATTTGTACTTGCTGGTATAAATGGCAACTCATTAGAAGTTGTTGCCAATTCTACAATTGTTTCATGTTTCTGATATCCAATAATATGTCTTGTAGCAGTAATCAAATAAACTCCACTCAATGACCGATCTTCATTATCATCACCCTTATCTTTTATTGCATAGTTTGGAACACGAACATTTAAGTTATAACCAGATGTTAATTGAAAATTGCCGGGCATAACCAATTTCATTTTCTTATTCATCAAATTGGTCATAATTGCTTTACGTTGAAAAACAAAATCTTCTTGAGTTTCCTGTTTCGAAATGGAAGTTGGATCATACTTTTTAACATAAGCACTATCTCTACGAAATGTACTAAATGATGATACCGTTTTTTTAGAATCATATGCTTGAGAAGCATCTGTTCCATTTTTATTTTTTGATTCAAAATAATTTGGATTATCATTGGCGTGTTTCATTGCCGAATAATGATCTTCATAGTTTATTTTTTTAGTAGCAACAGTTCTTGTTATTGGATCAAATCCTATAAAAGTGCCTGAATTTATGCCTGAACGAGTTTCTTTTATTTTATCTACTTGATTTACAATTTCAAATGAACGAGGACTGAAGAGATCATCTATAGCATTTGTACTATCTAAATTTTTTGAAGAGAATTTAATTTTAAATAATTCTGGTTGACTTAACAGTGTAGATAAAGTTACAAAATTGTAACCTAAATTATTTTCAAAGAATAGAAAGTTTGCTGATCGTTTTTCATCAATTGCTCTTTTAGCACACCAATCAATAGCATCTAATGGACGCAGATTCGGTATAACAATGTCACGAATACCAGTAGAATTTTCAATAATGCCATTCATTTTATTGCTAGGCGTTTTTAAATATACAGATAAAATCTTCTTAACAATATCGGAATAGGTTGTTTTGTATGCCTGATTTACTAACTGCTGATCGGAAAACATCATTTCATCAGAAACAAAATGTAGAATATACTTCTCACTACTTTGATTTACATTTTCTCTATCTGACTGTTTATATATCCTGAATGCTTTCTTATAGTTTAAAACATTTGATCCTTGACTTTTTGATAAATCAATAAGAATGGATTCCGAACCGTCAAAAATAAGTTTTGCGGAAAGTCCAATCGAATCTGAAATTAATATATTGCCATTAATAACTGGAAGAAGAATTGAATCAAAAATATTCATCTCCTCATAAAGTCCAGATATGTCAAGCGTTCCACTTTTTGTAACTATGGAAAGTTCATTTACTACAAACTTTGAGGCAGTACCAACATTTAAACTCATCTATTAAGCACCTTTTTAAGTTCACTCATAATACCGCTTTCCGTAACATATTCTGGTTTTAATAATTTTATTTTTCGTCTGTCATCATTCAACTCAATCTCATAATCATAATAGGTTAGAGTTGCTTTGGTAATAGTTTCAGTAGTTTTACTTCCGTTTTGTAAAGTATATGTTGTAGTAGTTACAGGTAAATTAGTATGAGTATTGGCATCAATTTCAATCTTCTCAACAATTTGATTCTTAGTCGGTTTGGAACTTAGACGAGTAACTG